ATCTAATTGATAATCAACGACTTGCACATGGACAGCAAAAAGGGGCTGTCCGAAGACAGCCCCTTGAAAGATCTGTATGCTTTAAGCGTACATCGAGATCATACGGACCAGCTCCTCTTCCTTGAGATTGGCGCCGCCGGCCGCATACATGTTTAATCCACGTGAGAGCTTGCGAAGGTTCGCCGTCTGCTTAGACGTACCTTCACGAAGAATCTTGATGACCTTCAGGCGTTCGGCGCGGCTCAATGAGAGACCAGATTGAAGAGGGACTTTGTCACAGATCTCTTCCATGTAGTCATAGACTTCTTCATCCGTAGGATTGATGTCAATCATATAAGCACGCGTACGGATGGCACCATCCGGATCGAGCTTGTCCATGTTTAGATTCGAGATAAAGATAACCTTGCCGGTAAATTCAAAGTAACGAGGAATCTCACCGGCATCCAAGATCTCCTCATCTGAACGTTCGTCATCCGGATCCACAACATTGGATCCACGCTTGTTCCAGACGAGCTTACGAATCTTCTTGGTATCCGTAGCCGCCTTAAGAATATTCCGTGCTTCTTGATCTTTTAGCGCGTCATCAGAATCGTCGAACAGGACCACGCCGTCTTTGTATCGAAAGAGTAGAGTATACAGACCGGCCGGAGATGCCGTACCAGTATTCTTAAAATAACCATTACCATCCTTAAGGCCGAGTTCACCAAGAACTTCTTCGACCGTATGCGTCTTACCAACACCACCACGACCAGCCACAAAGAGTGCGTTAGATGATCCACCGATCGTCATCTTAATCAAATGCCTAAGATCGGCCAATTGAGTCTTAAACGGCAAACGCTCAATCAACTTCTCGGTTTTGGAATCTTCTTTGTAATTCTCTTCGGATGATCCACGGGAAACCGAGGCACCGGTGCATCCGATGTCCGAGAGAATCTTCGACTTAGCAATGATCAATTCACGAATATCGCTGGACGAACCAGTCCATGTATAAGCTTGACCTTTTTTGACGATAAGCTTGGGAAATGATTTGACCAAAGCATTGAAGATCAACTCACCGGTCTTACGATATTGATCATAAGCAGATCCAGGACCATATTTCTTAAACTTATTATCCTTGATCATCGCCACGATACCATCATAAGCATCTTCTGGATGAATCGATTCGAGAATGAGCCTCGAGGACAATTCCATATTCAAAGACTCATTCAAATCAATCTTGGCTGGAGGAGTCAAAAAGTGACCGGACTTGGTATCACCACTAAGAATATCAGCAATCACCGGAAGAGTTTGAGCCAAGGAAGTCTGAGAGTCAAACTTGACGTGATATGGAGTCTTGGAATCCAACCAGATATCAGCCGACTCTACTCCGGTCAGGCCAATGGAATTAGGAGCCGACCAGTTGATACGAATCGAGCGATTGCCTGATGGAATAAAAAAGCGAATGCCATATCCATGACCATTCTCATTCTTATATTCTTCAGCGTCGGGAAAATTGAAAAGCTCCGCATTGAGTTTACGATGCAGATAAGATTTAATTAGAATTGCCGCTTTATGCAAACCGGCAGGTGATAGTCCTTCTTTAAGATAAGATTTGAATGATTTCATGTGATATAATATATTTATACCACATAAGATTTGTCAATAAAAAAAGCCCATATTTGCATATGGGCTTTGACATTGTGTTGAATATTACTTAGTACCTAGAATGAGAGACGTGCCTTTCGTAGTAATAAGAACCATTAGGATTCATTCTCATTACAACATTAGGAACCGCCACACAGCCGGATTGATACGAAGATCGAGGCATGCGATGTGTATTATATCCAGAGCTGTATGTGACACCATAGTAAACCGGAGTCGGAGCAGTATAACATGGAGTCGGAACATACACCGGCGCACATACTGGCGGAACATATGCCACATAAGGCATCGGACTATAGACTCCTACAGAGATATTGAATCCTGCATTACTAACCGTAGCAAATAATACAGTGAACGATGTGATAAGCGCAAGTGTTTTAATTTTCATATTGCTAGTCTATAGTATTTATATCATTTGTACATGGCAAAATTACGAAGAAGCAGCTTGATTGTTCCTTTATTTAATATCCAAAAGCCGTGATTGTATGTTCAAATGGATTGCCTTCAATGTTCTTTATCAGTCTCAGCATCTCAGAGGCGATCTCACGAATTTCCAACTGAGCTTCTGGCTTATTTCGAAGCTGCAGAAAATGATGAAATGATCTCCAATTGAACATCACGTCGGCCTGAATTTGCGAATTGTAAGTCTTGAAAAAGCGTGCAGATTCCTTGGCACGTTTACGACCCAAGACAGGTTCCAGATCCTCTAAACAATCATGATAGAGCTCATTGCCAAGTTGCGTGTATACTTCAAGACGATTCGTCCAATATCTCTGATATGAGTCTGCGGATTTGCAACCTTTCAATTGTTTAATGCCTTTCCAATCTTCAGGTAGATAGTACTTGTCTTCTTTCAGCTCTTTATACCGCGCCGATTCGCCATTGATGCTAACGCCAATGCGATGCTTAAGAAGATGAATATGGGAGGCAATATCACAATCAACAAGAAAATGTAGAGAAGACTTTTCAAAGACAGAATGATGCCCTTGTTCAGCCAGCATTTTAAGTAATTTAGGAATGCGTTGTATTTTTTCATTGGACAATTCTCGAATAGTGGACGTCCATGCCGATTGAGCATGTGTTATATCTGAGCCATAATACCCTAACAATTCAACAGTATTTTTCATATGATATAGTATAATAATTTATACTCTGATATTTGCGACTGATACAATCTTTCTACCCTTATCCCATGGCTTTGGATTGCTGGATTGAGAAGATTCATTCGAGTCATTTAGAGTAGTCATGCTATTCTGACCAGATGCATTCACATCATATAAACGCATCTTGGATTTATCAACTCCGATGATAAATCTTTTATTGTTTGATTTGTTGTTATATCGATTCTTAAGTTGCTTGACCAGATACTGACCAAGCTTCTCGAGTTGTTCGGTTTCGATCAATGATATCATGAAGTCTGCCGTTCCAGTCAAAGCAAATGAGTCCGCAATATCCGTCATCTCCGGATCTGAACTTGCGAATCCTGTACGATTCACCTGTGTGGCAGTCCAGATAGGCACATTGAATTCAATGGCCAGGCCACGAAGCTCTTCAGAAATTGCTTTGACAAATGAATTGGTGTTTACGGCACCAGATAATCCTTTGACTCGAGCCGATGCACAGATGCCAATATAGTCAATAAAGATAATATCAGGTATGAAGTTCTTCTTCAATTTAAGTTCATTGAGCAAGGCTCGAAAATGACCAGAGTGTGCGGCCGCCGTAGGATATTCCTTGATGATAAGCTTGCCATGAGTCTTGGCGGCAATCTTCTTGACCTTGGATTCAAAGACATCTTTGGGTAAGGACTCTATTTGATCTAGAGTCACATCAAATAAATTAGCATCAATACGTTCGGCAATGCGTTCCTCGGACATTTCCAAAGTAATGTATAGGACATTCTTTCCTTGTGAGAGGTAAGACGAGGCCAAATGACACAGGACCAGACTTTTACCCACATTCACACCAGCCATGATAATGTTCAGAGTCTTCTTTGGAATTCCGCCGCGAGTGATGGAATTGAACATGTCAATGTCAAATGGAATACGAGCTTCTTTCTTATGATAATACTCGTAACGGTCCAATGCATTATCGATATAATCATGGCCTACATTGGTATCAAAGGTGACTGATAGCGCCTTCTGCAAAATGCTGGGAATCATGCCCGGAGCAACATCCTTGCGCTTACCATCAATGATCGCAATTGATTCCATGACGCCCAGAAAGACCGATCGTTCTTGGCACCACTTCTCGGTTTGATGAAGGAGCCAATCAATGTCTACCTTTTCGGGTATCTCAATATCACGTATGATCTCCATCGCCTGATTGCGATCATTTCCAAGTGAACCTTTGGTAGAATTTTGAAGCTCAATTGATAATGCTGATGATGTCGGAAGCTTATTATATTTCAATATGAAATGAATGATCAGATCATATACAATTTTCTGTCCGTCTTCAAAATACTCCGGTTTGACATGTGGCATTGCCTTGCGGCAAAATCCTTCATCATGTATGAAGGATTGTAGAATCAGCTTTTGTAGATTTGCTTCCATTATTTAATTCGTTTAATTTACCAATACGAGGTTCTTTACTGATCATGATCGATCTAAGAACGTCACCGGCATGATGATGAAACGCAGAATCATTTTGATATTTTACGCCATGAATGATCGTAAAATGAAAAGATAATTTTGCTATACCTAGTGAAGGTTCTTCGGTCACCTTTACCCAATCATAACTATAAACAGTTCCTTTGAAAGGACCTGTCAATAATTCTACCATGGCATTGGTTCCTTGTACATTAGCAAAGAAACCAAGCTGATAATCAATGCCTTCAATCGGACTCGTCTTCAGGCCCATGAACCTTATGAGACGCAAGCATTTCCTTGTGACCCATAGCATAGCGGTTTTTAACATATTCTTTGAAATTAGTCTTCTCGTAGATGGTGTTCCAGAATGAATCATCAAAGGTCTGATCCGCACGAAGCTTCTTAGACAGTTCCTTCTTGGTCTTGGGATCGTATGCAACATACCAACCAACCTGAGGTTTGTTTACATATCCTCCGTCTATTGCCACATCCAGTAGTCCGGAGTTGCGTTCAATGCCACCTTCCCATGAAACCGAGATGGGAATCTTGGACTTCTCACGGACAAAGCGGGACTTCTCGATATTGATGATAAAGTGATATCCCTTCATTTCATCACCGTCTTTGTCCTGCTGGCGGCCAATAATCCAGATATTGTCTGCAGAATAATAGATGCCGGTACCACCAGAGACAACAGGCTTAGAATACATTTCCTGTGTCATGTAAATATGATTCACGGCCAAAAGAGGAATATCCTTTAATGTCAGCATTGGAGTGACCATACGGAAAAGGCCCTTCAGCGCTTTGGCTCGAGTCATATCTGCAACCGATTTTTCATTGATGGCATCTTCAACTTCCTTCTTGGATGCCAGATTGCCAATGGAGTCAATCATGATGATGATCTTATCTCCGCGATTGATGTTCTGAAGCTGTGACACTAGATCAAACTTAAGTTCTTCAACATTAGTCACAGGCGTATGTAATACGCGGGAAGTATCAATGCCAAAGGATGTAAAGTATGATTGAGGAGAACCGAATTCAGAATCATAGAACATACACACGGCATCCGAATGCTGCTTCAGATATGCCGCCACCATGAGCAAACCAAAGGATGTTTTGAAGTGTTTTGATGGACCAGCTAAGACCGTAAGACCAGAACTAAGTCCGCCATCCATGTCGCCGGATAATGCCACGTTGATCATGGGCACCTCCGTCTTGACGAATTCTTTATTGCCAAACAGCTTGGAATCCGCCATGACTTCCGCGCCGTCGATTTTAGATGCCTTCTTCAGGCGTTCGAGTAGTGATGTTGAGTTAGCCATAAAATATGTATGATACTATAAACCAAAACTATCAGAAGTACAATCAATTGTTTCCTACATTACATGAAGGCTTCCAATGATGATGTACTTCCGACAATGTTCTTTCGAACATTATCTTGAATCAAAAAATTCTCGGAGTAATTATCCATAGGAAGTTTATTCTCAAGAAACATCTTAACCATTCGCGCCGGATGCTCGGCTGTTGTGACTGGTACGTTTTGACAGATGTGATTGATGTTACGTACCGGATTCAAGAGCTGAAAGTCCAGAGGCATCTTCATGATTGATAGACATTCACGTATTGTCAAGAAGCGATCATAACGATGATGAGTAAGCATAGTTGGCATATGACCAACAAAGGCACCGATGATATCGCATGGAACCTCAATCTGCTTGCGCATGATGTTTCCACCCATACCAAGCTTCATGTGCATACCCTTGGAACGTTCAGCCAATTTGGCAAATCCATTCTTGGCCATCCATTCGGAGACTTTCATATAATCATGGCCAGGAGTGGCTTCAATTGCACGAAGAACATTAGATGTACGCTTGAGCGATTGTGCGTATTTCTTATGCGAGATGCCTCCATGAATCTCTTCGAGAAGATATCGATAATATGGATCCTGAGACGGAATTTTTTTAGAAGCCAAAATATTCGACATTGGATCATTCTTGGCCGCGTTCTTGGCCAGATCGATCGTGTCTTCGATGGATTCGCGAATGGAATGATCGGTATATTCGAACAATGGAATTCGATCGCTCTTCCAGAAGAAATAGAATGTACGCTCTCGGACCTGTGATAATCCATGCACCTCAGACTTGGTCTTGAATATCGAGAAGGTATATCCGTTATCTTGACCGATCTGACGAAGACGAGCAACAACTGGTTCACCAAGCTTGGATGCCAGACGTGGCGCATTCTCTCCCCAGAATACTTGAGGCTTGATATTGGTCAGGACATACTCAGCCGATTTGAACATCCACTCATTCATCGCGCTGGTCCCTGATGCCGTAGGCGAAAGAGCCGAGAGACCTGCACAAGGACAAACCGTGTTCACTACATCGACTCGATGAGGTACCGAAGCCCCTTCATCGATCAAATAATATGGTACCTCATGATTGTAATAGTTAAGTAGATGAGCGTCATTGTTCTTAAACGGAGAGAACGAGAGAATATATTCGGGACGAGTGCCAAATACATTCTGCTGAGCAATTGTCTCACCGCCAATAAGAGGTACTATAGATGCGTGTGTCATTCAAAAAAGGTTTCTAGCGAGTTATGCGGTACTTCTAATAGTTCAGGTTTATGCGGCACTTCAGATAGTTTCTGAGGAGTGCTGAAAGTATCTATGCCGTTCCAGTGAGGATAGAATTCGCGTGAGAGATGAATCGAATGTGGCTTCTCCATATACTTGAAGTCAAGCTCAAACTTTGAGTTCAAAAGATAATCAGTCCAACGAATAAATCGAATGCCATTCTGCTTGCATAAAAGTTCGCAATAATCATTGAAAGCATGCCGGACACTATTACGTTCAATCCAGCTCCCCCAGAATGGTTTGCCTTTATGATAGCCAGTCTGTGGTAACTTACGCGATTCGTTTTCGATCGGAAGCAATTCGTAGATGGCTTTATCATGAATAGGCAAAGCCTTGACCACATTAACATAGCGTTCGGCCAGATTCTTGGCATTCTCGATCGGATTGCCTTCAATACGGCACAGATGATGACGCACGTCAATGTTGCCAAAATAGAACTCCGCGGCCGTAACTTTATCGATGGACTGGATCTCCTCGATGAAGGTTTGAAGTCCAGTATTCAATGCCCCATTAAGTGTCTTGAATGGAACTGAGTTCACGGTCCATCCTGGGCGATGCATGCAGATCGAATGAGAGTCACCAATCACCACCTTGTCCGTGATGAAAGGAAAGCGGACTCGAGTAGATTCCCTTCGCATTCGCTCAAGATTCTTGATATCGACCTCGAGCCATTCGGACTGAATCTCTCCACTCTTGGACTGAGCGACCTTAATCCGATCGGCGATCATTACATCGATCTCTGGAAAATCAAGAGCCAATGAATAGACCTTGCCTTTGAACTTCGAGAAGTTACGAATATTCCAAGCATACGGAAAAGCCTTGACTCCGCCGAAGAGGTTGAGATTTCCCGTAAAATCGCTCCCCCAATAAACGTATACGACATCATACTCATTATGATCTTCATGAGCGTTACCACCCCAATTGATATCAACTACATCATACTCGCCAGTCTGTCGAATCTGATCCGCATAGATGACCCCTTGAGCTGAGCGATGAGATGCCAGACGAGGTACGATTGGAATAAAAGGTGCCGTTATTAAAGCTTTCATTAAATCAAAATCATATCTTAAAAATCCTAATTGTACATAAAAATTGTTCCATATAGAAACAATTTATGTATAAATAGAAATGCTGGTCGCGATGCTGAAACATCCACCAGCTCTACAATAACCCGATTAAAGGCAATTATGCAGCATAGTAATATCTATCAAGAGACAAAGCATGAAGCTTTCGTCTACGTCTGGATAAACCTCACTCTCGATAAGCAGTATATTGGCTATCATAAAGGATCTCAGGATGATGGCTACATTGCCTCTTCGAGTTCTGAGGAATTCTGGAAAGACTTCGAAAACGAGAGCATGAAATGGAAACGCGATATCATCTTCGAAGGAACCAGGAGCGAGTGTTTGAGGGAGGAGCAGTGCATGCTTCGCGAGGCGGACTTTTCGACCGGTAAATATTACAACATGGCTCGTGGAGCCGAAGTGATCTTCACGGATGAGGTTCGTGAGAAGATTCGACAGTATCACCTTGGCAAGCCTAGCGGAATGCTTGGTAAGAAGCACTCTGAGGAAACGAAGAAGTATCTAAGTAAAATATTAAAAGGACGAGAATTCACGGGGATCCATAAGCAAAATCTCAGTGAAGCCGGTAAGGGGCGAGAATTTACGGAGACTCATAAACAAAATCTTAGTAAAGCATTGAAAGGAAGAAAAGTCATCTTTCAAAAGTACGAATGCCCTCATTGCCACAAATGGAATAATCCAGTGATTTCAAAACGCTGGCACTTTGACAGTTGTAAACAAAATCCTAAAAATTCTATATTGAAACATAAAATCAAACTTGCTAAATGTCCATTCTGCCACAAAACGGGAAATATTATTGCTATGGGCAGATGGCATTTTGACAATTGCAAACTTAAAAATCAAGAAGCGATACAGTTTGAGACTTCTTAGTCTTATCTTCATAGTCCTGCCAAAGATGTTTGGTTGTATGACCATTCAAAACAACTTTACCTTCCGGATGTTTGGCTAAGTCAAAATCCATCGGAAAAATCCAATGATAAGGAATGCGTTTTGTAGGACTTTTGATACCGTGAGCAATAGCTATTCTTTTCCAAAAAAGGCAACTTTTATCTTCGATATTTAACATCTTTTGTGCATACATTGGATTATCCGGATGCTCGCATAGATGCTGCATATCTTTTAACCAATTGATGGCACTTTGATTCTTAGGAATAAACTGCCCATCCGCATCAATTTCATACTTACACTTACCATTATATTGACGGCCAAAGATCTGATGCATACCATCATGATGACCTGTTCCTCCGAAAAGGATTGACTCCGGATCGACGATATGTGGATAAGCCATTGCTAAATACCTTGCGGCATTCTTGCATGGATATAGTGGTGAACGAAAGTTCTGCTCGGATTTGAAATGTGCCTCAAGTATCTTGGCAAACTGCATCATCGTATATCGCTTGCCATTGGAGATCGTGGAACTCAAGGCTTCCGCGGCCTTCAATGGACCGGTCAACAACCATTCCTTGACATCCGTATTCTTGGGATAATAGATTTGAAAAAGATCCGAACGTGCATGACGATTCTCTTTGAAGCGAGTCCGCGTAGCTTCGATACCATGATCGATCAATGTAGTCAGCGTACCCCAATGCTCATTGGAGAATGAGAAGACCAGAGTGTAGAATAGACGTTCCTTAGGATCCGTTATATTCCGCATAAGGTCAACGAATGGATGCTCGTGCCAATGAAGACGATGAGAAAAGATTTGAAAGTCATTGAAGAGCAGATCATCTTCACGTTTGTCAAAGGCACGGCAAAACTCAAAGAATTTAGCATCGCGTTCTTCCTGAGTCCATGTCCACATCCATGATAGCCCAGGTTTCTTATTGATGATCTTGACTGTGGTATCTGTGCGAAGATATTCTATGTTCATTGCAAATCCTTTCTCCAAGCACGGTAAGAGTCTGTTCGCTGAATAATTGTTGAATCTCTAAGAATTGGATCACGGCCAACATTCCACATAAGGCGCCGCTTTTTACCATCCTTTGGAATAAATTTCCATACTTTTCCGTCATAGCTAGCAACGGTCGGAAATGGTGGCAGATTTTCTTTTTTCTCGGATTGTGGAAATGTCAGAGGCTCAGAGATAACATCAGCTCGGCCGAGTTCGCCTTCTTGAAGATTGCGAGCTACGGCAATGCATATGAATTTGGCATTAGGCCACGCGATCTGCAATGCACGGGATAGGACACCGGTCGATATTGCCACGTATACCTCTTCTGGTTCCGGAATCGTTGATGCGGCATGGACTATCGCGGCCGTGGCAAGCTCATGCTTCAGGCCAAGTGGAATGAAATATGCTCCATTCTTTTCAGCCCATTCTTTGGCATATTTGTTCAAATTTGGCATGGCCGCTATACGCTCAAACATTGGAATTCCACCTCTCTCAATGCAGCAGGCCTGATGAAGAGAGATCTCCTTTGAAGATGGCATGAATAGCACCACTTTCTTGTTATGCCGTTTAGCCACATCACACAATGACACTCCAGCCAGACCGACACGCGGTTGGCAATATACGAGCGTATCTGAGTCAATTCTAGAGCACAGAAGATCTCCGGCACGAGTCTTGGTGCCGACAATCAGATCATCCCTGACTACCTGTATTCCTTCATGATCGATCACTGTCGGATCTGGATTATATGGAGTCCAATCTTCACAAAGACTCAGATAGTATTGCTTTGCTTCTTCATAAGACATTCCCATGGGAACATCTTTGTTATTCCCATCCTGAATATGATTATTGTGTGACATAATTTTATTTAGTGAGGAATTTATCTGGCACACCAATCCAGTCCTTATAGTCCGGATGTTCCTGAACGAGCTTGATATATTGTGCTGGAGTCAGGCCATTCGCTTTGATCACTTCATCATAATAGAAGTTCTGCGATGGATCGTTAAATGTCTTTACAAGTCCCAGATCAAGCATAGCTTTTTGCCTGCCATACGGATGAATAATCTTCGATGAGTTCCAAATCGCATCACGATCTATAGCATCATAGGCTTCACCAAGCCGCACATAGTTTGTACAATATCTAATGTAGTCACAACAGACATCCTCAACATTGTAAGGCACCTCGCCTGTATCCTTGCATGCCATCTCCATGACCGTATCAAGAAAGACTTCGGTCTTCATCTTGGTCAAAGGTTTGGCCAGATACGAGATGCATTGCTCAGCATTAGATCCATAGAAGAACATTGAGTCTCGAATCACAAATTGAGGATACCAATCCGCAATATCTGCTATGATAGCCGCATATTGAAAATGATATTGTTTAAGACCATTATTAGTATTCCAATTGAGCATAAATGCACCAATCTCACGCAAAGTCTTTTTGGAACCTGAGGCTAGCCAATCGGCCAGATCTCGTGCAAGACGAGGGGCAAACTCACAAAGATAATAATCTCCTCCGCGCTTATATCCTCCTGAAGGTTTAGGAAATGACGGAAATTGATATCCTACAGAAGTATAGAATGAATTCTGTTCATTCTTTATCATTAAGCACATCTCTTCGATTGTCTTGGCACGATGAAGCTTAAACAAAAGTGTGTTATGATATCCAGAAGGCTTCTGCGCGTAGTTAATTCCAGAACCACAGACTCGATGAAGAATAAAGATGTATAGCCATTCAGGAAGAGAGAAGTCAAAATGTTTACCAGTCCAATCATTAGCGACTTGCTTACGCTGATCCGTCACCTTATTGGCTTTCATTTTCTCCCAATATGGATGTCTTAAAGACCAACCGTAGAAGCAGTCATTAACAATTTGAGAAAAGCCTGCGTATTTCCTTTCCACGACATCATAGAGCTCTACATTCTCCATAAGAGCATCATTCATGGCCGAATCTTTATGGGCAATCATGCCATAAGGCGGATTCTTCGATACATTGCATTTTTCCTGCTGTTCTTTAGCAAGCTTGAAATATCTTAGAAAGTCTTGATAATATGCGGTAGTTTCAATATTCATAGTTCATTAAATCAATAGAATCGTATTCCATGCCAACATAATTCATGTCAAATGATGCATTAAGACAAGATTCCTTCCATCGATCAGGCAATGGATTATTCTGTATGACAACTCTTTTGGCACCAATACTAATCAATGCTTGTGCGCATTGTTCGCAGATATGCAGTCCCCAGACATAGAATGTCGATCCGTTCAAAGATACACCTGCCGAAGTGGCATTATAGATGGCATTTTGCTCAGCATGAATGATCTTGCGCATCTTATAGTCACGATCCAAATACAATTGTTCAGAATCATCGAGCCCTTTGGCGAAGCCATTATATCCGGTCGCTAGAATACGTCGATCACGGACGACCACACATCCAACCTTTGTCTTTGGATCCTTGGACCAAGTGGAGACCAATTTGGCCATTTCAAGGAATCGTTTATCCCATTTATTCGGTTCCATAGCTTGGATCGATTAGATTGAAATGTCTTTCATACACATGCAAACTGCCAACATTCCAGTAGATGTTACCAACATCGGCCTTTGATTCAGTCAGACGATTGTAGTCACAGGTCAATTCGTATAGGACAAGTTGCTGCCATGCTCGATCATTCTTGTATCCGAATACAGCATCATTGCTCCTCATATTCACAATCGCGTGGATTTGGCCGCCACGAAGGACATATTGGACCGTATTGGTGCACATGAAGTCCGACATTCCATCTTTACAAAAATCCTCATGCATGGTCGGACGAGTATAGATCATGATGGCGCGGCGGCTCTCTGTATTTGCAATCAATTCCGAAAGCACATGCTGATACTGCTGATGATTCTCCTTGGACCAGATGCACCAACCATAGTTTGAATTGATGCGACCATCCGGAGTGGCCACTCGCTTCCAGATCTCCGGAACCTTGCCTGGAATATCATTCACGTTTAGGGACATGGACTTATACCATTCAAGCTCGCGATTGATATACTCGGAGCTAGGAGTACCAAAGATCGTATGCCCATTCGCGATGAATGAAGCAGAGATGATCTCGACGGTCCTGACTCCGGACTTATCGGTTACGAACTTACCCGCCTTGAGTAACTTGGAGAATTCTAATCTAATATCATTTACGGTATTCATTATCTTATTCTTTGGATTTATGACAACAACCACAGCAACCATGGACCGAATCTTCTTGAGCTCGAATGCAATCTGGATCTGGATGACCAATACCACATTTGCAGATTCGTTCCGTGATTCCTCGATCAAGACGGTAATTTATTTGCCACTCGCGCATATGATGATTGGATGGATTATGAATCGGACATGATTCACCCTCACAAACGGATTTCGAATGAGTCACGAACCTTGACCAGTATTCTTTTTCATGTTTTAGCAATGACATATCAATCCTTCTTGATGGGACGATTTAGAAAGTCACGACTAGGAGTTTGGCCCTCCATCTTACCACGGCAATACGAGACGATGAATGAGCAATAGTTAATCATGTCTTTGGCCGAGTCTTCGATAGATTCAAAGTTGGGTTTGTAATTCGAATCATTTTGCATAGCCGCGATGACCGATTCCATGCGAAGCTTCTTGGCATGAATGATGTCAAGAAGAGTGAGTACACCATTTGGATAATAGTCGGCTTGCTTGATTCGAGAATTAGGATTCTGATAGTCGGTCGATTTCTTGCATTGAAGCTCAATGCATTCTCGAAGTACTTTCACGGATTCACGATCTGAAGGATATTCATTCATGGGCAGCATTATAGTCTAATGATTGCGGTTTGTACAATAATAAATTACGAAGCCTGTTCTTTTAGGAACAAAGCAATAGATCCGGCAAGAGTCGGCGACTTATAGCGCCCGCGGGAATCCGAGAAACATTCCGTGCCACTCCAATATCGTATGGCCGGTAAAGTCGTCTCGGTCGACTTGAGATACTCCGAAAGAAGCTCAAATGAATTAGTGTGATTGATGTCCTGAGTTTGCATTTAATGTAATTACTTCTTCTGGCAATGTATACGTCACGGTATATGTGCTCAAACTCGCCGAGTCGGCCGTACTGGTAATTGGTTTAGATTCGCGTTCATCATTCAGATTGAACTCAAATTGTTCCGCTATATGCTTAGTGATTATTGGCATTTGATTTCTTCTTTTTATTGCATTCTTTACATGTAATACGTATCCAACCTTTTGTATTTGATTGAAATACACCTTTACTGGTGCCACAGGTCTCACAAATATGATATGACATTTCCTCGGCCATATCAATTAGACCTTGCACATATGAGTCACAAGACCTAGCATAGATTCGAAGTCCACCCAAGTTCCTCTTGATCTGATCGAAAGTAATAGTCCGAGTAAATTTCTTTCGGGCAGTATGAATCACAAAACGCCATTTCTTTTCAAATGCGTAATACTTCTCCCATTGCGCATTATACTTTTTGGCATCCGGATGAGTGATATGATACATATCAGGCACACGTATGCCTTTCCTTTTAAGGAACCACCATGACGACAAAGGTCTTAATAGATAACTCCAGATCGTATTATTCCAGAGTCGATATGTGAAGTTCACAGATGAATTGCGCTTAGGCACATACTCATATGAATCACAATAGTTCTGAATATTAAAGCAAAGTGATTCAATAATGCTATACCATCCATCATCGCATTCAATACCCCAGCGCATGGAGGTTTCCTTTATTGGCTTATCCTTTGATAAAAAGATCTCGGGATACTTATCAAAAAGCTGTTTTTGTTTTTTTGGACTCATGCTATAAATTGACTCGGCTGATATTTAGAATTTGCATTGAACAATCTGGAACCAGATAATTGGCGCATTTGATTAGCCAACGTAGAATTATTGATCTTGAATAGCATATTCATTTTATGAATAGGCCATCCAATCATAATACGGCCCATTGGTTCAAATTTTGTGGCCTTCGTAGTGATGACTTTATAATCTTCACGATCCGTGCATTCAAAGATCTTGATATCATCGGTACAATCATATTCAACAAAGATCAGACGATCTACTTTCATGCATTTTTCAACATTAGTGGTATGCTGAGCATTGATAGTAAACGTTCCATTGGGATGGCGATTCTGTGTCTTTACTTCAATATTTTTGCCAAGAGCAATCATGTCCTTGACCGTATCATATTTGTTTTCTGAAAGATTGCCATTAAGCAGCTTAGCGACCAATTCTTCACCTAGCGCACCGAGTTTTTCTTTATTTGTCATAATATAATCTACTGGCAATATAAGTTTGCAATTAGCCTATCAATTGCCAGATCTTCTTTCTCCTGTGATTGCCTTGTCTTATCTTTCAGTTCCTCAAGAGATCGAAATCGATTAGATGAAAATCCAAATTCTAATCCTTTTGAATTGCATGGATTGAATAGGCCAATCAAATATACGGCCGGCTCTTGCACACACAGATAATCCATAACTAATGCATTGACGGATTGGCCATCATTGATACCACGAATGACGTATGTGGTATCCTTCTTAGGAAGAGATGTATACAACTTATGAACCTCTTCACAAAACTGATCATCTATGCAAACTACTTTTTGACCGGTATGGAACATATCAATTGAATAGAAATGAAAATGTTTCTTTGATAGTCGACAAATTGATTTGTTTTAGAAACAACCATTTTAGCCAAGCAAATGGCCAGAAGAAAAAATCTAAGGTTGCCCAAAACCATGGCATGGAAGAGCCCAATTTTTGATTCACGGTATATCCAATCATAGAAGACATGACACACCAAATCATATGCAAATAAGTAATAATACGTTTCATAATACTAAATTAAAATGCTGGAGTCACGCTTATCCAGCTACCAGATTCGCACTCCCCCGAAAAGAAGTCAGGCAAAGTGTCTGTATAGACCATAGTTACATATATCCCATTCGGCTTTACGGCTCTGCTGAATCACAGCAGAAACGCTTCGGGTGCTGTTATCCCCTTGCAACTGGGGCGGTGATTAGTCGCTTCGTCATAATATGGTAAATTGAATTAGCGCGGCAGGATTTGAACCTGCAAGTTGGTTACCATTGTTCATTCGCCGGGACACTTTGGATTTATCCGGCATAGGTTGCGTCTGTCCAGCGAATCCCTTTATCAGTGGGGCGCTGCTTTTCCGCCACGCGCTAAAATCTATCTATTCAAAAATAAACAAGTAAGCCAGCAATCCAAGTACAATTACAGTCACTATCCAAACGATAGTCGTGGCTATCATAAAACTATCTACTCTACTTTGTCGAGTATAGTATTCATCAGGATACATCTCATTGATTTGCTCTTGCGATTTGCGTTTCGTGGTTCGTTTAGTTGTCTTTTTCATAATTAACAAAATCATTTAATGCCGATCAACACTGCAATCGACATTTTACTTAATGGCCACTCTTGACAAAGTGTTTGGTATTGTTATGATTATCGCTGTCAAGCAATAATCTTTTTGACCGCCACCGTTAAGAATATATTAACACATAATCCTAGGATGTACACGACTAAATTACAATATCATAGTAAAAATTTCAATCTACTTCAACCAATACCAAACGTCATGCTGCGCTGTCATTATATTTCGATTGACCGAAAATGCAAACTCATTGACTGCTTTATTCACTGCAGGAATGGTATTATAGTCGTGTCCTGAAAATAATCCACCAGGTTTAATTTTTGAATAGTAATTTTCACAGTCTTTCTTTACCTGCTCATAGGTATGAAGACCATCAATAAAGATAAAGTCTAATGATTCATTTTCGAATTGTGATATTGCATTATCAGAATAATCTCGAATCAATACAAATCTATTGGAATATGAAGATAGTCTTTTTTTAGTTTTATGAAAAAGATTTGGTCGATCATTCAATTGATTGCCGTTCCAATCCAAGTATTCCACATAAGGATCTATTGATATCAATCTAAGATTAGGATTCGAAGATAGTAAAAATATAGATGTATCTCCTTCACTGCATCCTATTTCCAATCCTACAGGATTGATTTTATCTTTTAATAATTCGGCTAACCCATATCCTGAGCAATTTATCATATCAATAGTATTCTATTTTTCCATGACCAGCTACAAAGCCATATCCACCCAACGTGTCAAGCTCAATTAGATATTCTTTATTCATATTGACGAAATGCGCATGTTCAGCATCTAATCCAGAATTGAATGAATTAAAGTTTTTTATCAATATTTCCATATAATCATCGACTAAAGATACACACATTGAATAGAATCGTGTTGTTAAAGAATAAGATGCATCTAAAATAGGTGGTGACATCCATGTTGGAACTCTTTTAGCAAAGACGTATTTTCCTTTTTTCTCATGCGCATTTATATTAAACTCATCGGTTAACATAGATCGACAAGACATTTTGAAAATACGATCATATTCAGACAATACGAGATTATTTTTTACAAATATCAAAGCTTTATGCAGCATTAAAGTTTCGGCATGACTTTTTAGACCTGCAGATGATAATTTTTTCATATCATCATCGTTACTCAAATCCATAAAAAAGTGACAGCGTTTTCGAACTTGTTCTAATTCAGAAAATGAATTTTCTGATAATGACATATCACACACCATAATAGTGGCATTAGGAACTCTATATAATAAACAGTCTAGGCATGCAATTGTTTGTTCATACCTTTCCAAAAAACTATATGCGCCAATTTTTGGCTTAAGTGCAGATGTTACGATAAAAAGAGAACGCATTTTATCAAATTTGATTTAATTGTTCAAACCAATTTCCAAGCTTCAGTTTGAATAGATTTGGCTCAATAAGATATGCCATATTATATATGGTCTGATCATCATCGATTAGATTCATATTCAACGACTTATCGATGACATCGGATACCAATTCTTTGAATTCGCAAATCGACTTCTTGGTACCTATAAAAGTGCTTCCTGTTATGAATACTTCATTACTAAAATATGACCATGGATGATATAGCATTTCAGGAATCGGATACCGTAAGCATCCCATATACAGCTTATCACCTTGAGTCATATCCTTAAGCATTGACTCCATATCACCGGATATATCTATCTTTCCATGACCAAACCCAAAATCGATCCATCCATATAGCGAAGTATTAAAATGCTGCATAGAATCGACGACGAATGCGGCTTTATTAAAGTTAATGATATTATATTCAGGGAAGATCATTTCTGGTATATGATGATGAACGATCTGGCGTCTAAATGCATCACTCATCATTACAGACTTCGTTCGATCGAAAAATGTTTTATGGTATTCAAGTTGTTCGAATGGTATAGTGATAATATGAGTTTTCTTATTATTTGATCTAATTCGTGAGATTATCTCTTTATGCGCTTGATCACAATAGATAACCATATTGCCTTGAAATTTGGAAATCTTTTCAAAGTAATGCATATAGTCTTCAATTGTGCGCTTAAATGAAGACCATCGACCACGACCTATGTCATAGAATGCGGTTGCTAGGGTGATGTCATTCATATATCAATATATCAAAGCTTTGATCCGATCGATCCGATCATACTGATGGATGATCGGTATCACAACATCGTCAATCATGGGAAGACCGTTCTCATCCCACGTAGGCTTCTCGGTTAGCTTATCCCTAAACTTCTGAACGCCGACCGTACCAAGATGAACCATCAGTCCATCGGAAGGTCGAGTAGTGGCTATCCTTTCATTGCCGAATGCCGTACCCATCAGTATGTTGAACGACGACTGATCCGATACACTGGCCGGATTGTGATAGCACATCGTAAACAGCATCAGGCATAGTTCGGCTATCGACTTCACGTCTCCGCAGAGGACTCCGACGTTGCATATCTCACGGGCTTTATACTCTTCATAGACGTACGAGAAGCCTTCCATTAGGTTACCATTGCCCCATGATTCATCCTGATACGCGATGCACTCACTCCCACAGACGATGCTCTTGCCATGCTTCTGCATCAAGCGTTCGATCGAAGGGAATGGATCCGAATGAAAGTACACATCCCTGCTGTCCGTAAGGACGACGTGTGAATACCTATCGACGATCGACATGAGGTACTTGTACTGCAGCAGGAACCTCAGGTTATGCGGAGGCTTATTCGTGTTCTGTATGAAGTATGATACAGAGTCTACTCCGTTCGATACGCATGAGTCGATCAGAGTCTTGGTCGGATTGATGAAGATGTTGCAGACATCATGACCAGTCTTCTTGGCCGATAGGTTCCATGATTTCACATGATCCCACTCATAGCCGGCCGAGGATGATAAGAATAGTTTCTTCATTTGGTTTCAATATAATTCATAATAAAGTCTTTGACGATTTGCTTTCCATTCTTTATCCATACATCTGATTTGAATCCTGTGAATGGATCAATATCTATCATACTTTGTCGAAGATCATCATTTGAAAGTACTTCGATCATATGTTGCATTGATTTATTAGCCATTTGTTCATTAGAAGAATCAAATATATGATAAGCTTTAGGATTAAACTCTTCCTTAATATCTGGTGCACCCCAATAATAAGGAACCGTTCCGGCAATGAAGCATTCATAGATCTTTTCAGTAATATAGCCAATCTTAGAACTATTTTCAAAAGCCATTCCATACATTGTTTTTGAACTAAATTCAATTTTAGAATTATGCTCCCATCCTATCTGGCCTGTATTATTATAGACTGAACCGCCTGAATAACAAAGACCCATCGAGACGAGTATTCGAAGTACTTCAGTTCTAAGTTGATTATTTGGATTAGATATTGCTACGGAATACTTTTTTTCATAAAAATTCTTTTTGAATTTTGCCTTCAATTCTTCAAATGAAGAGCAATTGAATCTATACAAATAATCATAATGACACATCGTATAAAATGGAAATTTTAGATATTTTATATCCTGTCTTTGAATATCGCTAAAGCTAATATATGCTCCGCATCCTGGAGTTATTGATATAGCATCGCCGACATTTTCAGGTGAAAAACATATACTTTTACAATCTACTTTATTCATATCCTGATAAGTCGAAGACGCTTTATTAGGAATAAACATTGAAAATATGATATCATATTTTGCACCTAAATGCATACCAATATCCACTTGAAGTTGAGGATCTACTTCACGAAGAATTCTGGTAAAAAAACATTTCTCAGGATAGTCATTTAATTCAAATCCAGGCCATATATTTACGTAAGCTATTCTCATATCATTTATAGTACTTCTCAGCAACCGGCAATCCATCCGGACCGTTCACAAATTGAATAGCCTCCGGTGGAGGAGTCTTACCGTATCCAAGATAGTGAACCGCAAATTTAGTCATATAATTAAGGGTCGGTTTCTCAGATCGTGCTATGTGTTGCTTAGGTAGATTTGCCCAAAATATTCGATCTCCAATAATGCCATACTTACGCTCTTTGAATGTCCACACTCCTATGAATTGAAAGGCTGGTCGTGCAATTAGGTAACAGTTCGTATCACAAAAGCTAATACCATCGGATTCCAGATCATCGGCGATGAATTCCCCTTGTAGATCTCTAAGCTTTCGAGCTGTCGTAACGATGGGAGTTTGATCCGTAACCTTGCTTAAAGCTTGCTCGATATGATCAGCTTCATACCAGCAATCCGCGTCAAGAAAGCAAATGGCATCGAATCCATTAGCCGAAGCTACGGCGGAACCGATGGCTCGAGGAGTATCCCCATAGTCTCCACAGTTGGGAATCTTAAAATGCCAAATCTTTCCAGACTTCACGTCCGGATGATTTAACACATAGTCAGAAGGAAATCCATCAGAAACCAAAATATGCGTAATATTTGTGTATGTTTGTTTGGCTACGGAGTCTATGCATCTTTTGAGAAGATAACGGCCTTCACTATAGTACGGTGTTATGACTGCAACTTTCATAATTTTATTTACCACTTCTTAAAGTAAAAGTTATAGCACGCGCAGCTTCGGTTTCCATTTCACGATTTTTATACCATGATCCAGTGTCTCGATCAAGCTCTCGGCAAAGATTTGCGATCTCTTGAGCCGTAATCGGATATCCTTTGCGTATTGCACTCGCCGCAATTGAGACCATAATCTGATACATCTTGTTATACCATCCGGTCGACGATATCATTCTATATTCATTTATCAGATGTCTTTTGATAAATGGACAATTACGATATGAGTTCCAAGAATATTTATGCTTGTTGGTAAGTTGACTTTTCTGATACTTCTCAATGGACTTTTGTACATGTTCCGGTAGATTTGCCAGAATACCAGTATTGACTTTCTCAACGTATGGATGCTTTGACATCAACTCAATCGGATTCAGAATTACCGCATCTCGATGCGAGAAGATAAAGTTATATGCATCTGGATATTGAGCCGGAACATAATACATACGACTCAGATCTTTGGTCTGAGGATCAGCCAATGACTTGAATTCTTTGTTCAAAGCATACCAGAAATGTCGAATCTTATTGGCTGGCACATGCTCGGTTAGAGGCAATACCATACGAAACTTTGGATGCTCTCGCTTCGAGGACGCGGATGAATAGCAAACATAGCGAAAGGTGTTGAAGGTTTGCACGGCATCTTCGAATCCTCCAGTCGAATAGTCATCGACGTCGATGGCCGCCCAGCCTCCCCAGCCGATTACGTTCTTATTTGCTCGAGTGGTTCCGGCATGAAACGTAGCCGGAGTGATGAGAACCGAAGCGTTCTGTCCAGGTCGCTCTCCTTTCTTGGGTTTGTATCCTGGCTTCTTTGAAAGCCCATAGAGCAACTTCTCGAACTCATCGAACGATTCAAGGCTCATACGACGATGAGTCTTATTATCGAAAACAGAATTAAAGATGGTTAACTCTATGGACATAACGATATAAAAGGTACACGGAATAATCTCCGTTGTACATCATTTCTTTTCAAGTTTTTATTTAATCGCTTCTACATTTAAGCTTAATAGAGTTCCATGATCTTTATCCAAATGAGGCAAATATGCTTGTGTAAAATCATCAATATGGCTATGTTCCGTTTGTTTCCAATCATATCTTTCAACAGTCTTGAATCCTATATGCTTCAATTCTGTTGATAGCGTATTAAAATCCCAACACCAATGATGAAAATTTTGTTCATAGTCTTGTCCACCATAAAGCATTCCAGAAAGAATTCTCAAATCCTTCGTCTTGATATAATAATTTACTATATTTTCAAAATCTGGAACTCCTATTCTTAAAATTCCTCCAGGTTTTAGTATTTCATACCATCTTTCTAAGACATGCATATAATCATATCTTGTAAAATGTTCTAAAACGTGAGAGGCATAGATCACTGACACTGAATCCTTTTTATATGCTCGCAGTCTTGCAATATTATCTACTTCATCCACATGGGGCGAATATCTAATATCAATGTTAATATAGCCTTCAATCCTTTTATTTCCACAACCTAAATGTAATTTCATATTTTATTTGTTTTCAAATGCTCGCAGAATGATTCCATGATTTCCGGCATGAGATGGAGCTTGCCATCCATCCGGCTTAATCAGATCTGGCAAGCCAAATGGATTTGGCCGTGAAGCCTTGATTCCTACTCGCTTATTCATATTGGCCTTGAGCACTTCATCCCATGCTTTTTGTGCGTCGATTCCATAAGCATCCAATGTACCAATAGCTACGACACAAAGGTCAATCAGCGAGTCAACGATCTCTTCTGAATTGCGATCTACAATAGCATTCTTTCCTTCATTCAATTCTTCTTGCAAGAAGTTAAAACGAAAGATCAGATATGCTTTTAGTTTTTCAGCATCCAGTTTACTTACGGCTTCTTTGATGCCATAATGCTGATGCATATCAGCAATGTCTTGATTCCAGTTTAGGCTCATAATATTATTCAGTAATATCTAGGTTGTTCTCTTCACAGAGTGTATGAAGCAGTTCACGAATATTAGATATTTCGCGCAAAGCTTCAGGTGTATAATCGTCCGAATTGTATTTCAAACGGTTTCTCAGTTCCGTATCCAATTTAGATACAACGTATTTCCAATCAAATGCCCGTGTTGCGGCTTTGAATTGAGACTCTTCTTCGGGCAGATTAAATTCAAGTATTCCTTTCATAGCTATTCAATTGTTCCAATCAATTTATTATCTTTAGATGTTACGGTGACGTTTATGCATTTTCCTTTCATGACACATCGAGGTTGAACTTTTCTATGATGAGTATAGCAAGGAACATTGCATATGATATGATCGACAATATAACATGTATTATTCCAATGAATAGACATCTTAGATGTGCCACTTCTTTGAGATGCAGGTTTATTATAGTGAAAGAAAAAGATTTTAGTTTTCATGAGAAAAAGCTTTCAAGCGAGCCAACATCCTCTGTTGTCCAACCAATAGATTTGATAATTATGTCTAAGGGCTCCAGAAATGTTTTTTGAAATTGAGTATCATAATCAACATAATTATGCAATTCGAATTCCACTGGTAGATCAGATGCGGCCGGAAACGATATCACGTTTTCTTGAATTGGATTTGGTTTCTTAAGATAGATAAAACGAATCTTATCACCAGATTGAATCTGTTTGTATTTTGATTGAAGACCTTTGGTTTCAATTATATGATTATATAGCAACGCGCCCCGTGAATGAATTGGTGTGCCTTTCTGATAGATGGTCGGCTTAGAGCTCCATCCATCGACATCCGTCACGCCACGAGGAAAGGCGACTTCACGTGGATTTAGGCTTGAGAATCGCAAACGGAATTCCTCGATTGCCTGCTGAGTCTTGATCTTATCACCAGTCATGATGATCTTGAACATGCGCTTCATCTCTGATCTGCATACGGCCGGAGTTGAAGACTTGATAGCCTCAATACCCATCATCTTAAGTTTAGGTTCCGAGTATCGAACGCCCTCATTGTCGAGTACGTTTAGAATATACCGTTTCTTGGCCGTCCATACGGCGCGATCGGCGATAGCCTCACGCTTCATTACCATGCGATTCACGTAGGCATAGGTCGTTTTGGCGAGCTTATCAAATGCCGCATTAAGCTCAAGACCAATGCCTTTTTCATAGAACTCATCGAGGAAAGCAATTGTATCCTTGGGCTTAAACTTATCCACGATATCCTTCAGGCATACATACACGGAATCCGTATCAACCGCCAGCACTCGATCCTTGAGCTCCGATTCGCCGACAATCTTGGACACATAACGATTCACGGTTGCTTCGGCCAGACGTATGGCCGTCTGACCGGATAAAGTCACGGCTTCAGCAACTTGAAGATTAAAGAAGCGGAAATATTTGTTGCCACAAGCCCCATAGAGACTATTGAGCAAGATCTTTACGGCCATCTGCTCCGTGTCGAGTTTGGCGATCGTCTTCTCGACCATGATGCGTTCAGCAGAATCCTTTGGCAACGACTCAAGCTTCTTCTTATGAGTA